GTTTATTTATATGAGCGAAACTTCTTTTCGTTACGATGTCGCGCCCATCGAAAAGTATGAAGTGACCCCCGAGGGTTATCTTCGCACTTGGGCTACTATTGCTCGCACTGGCGTACAAATGTACACCGATGCGGGCGGTGGAGTTCGGCGTGAATATCGTCCCGAAGAAGAAGTGGGCTCGCCAGAAAGCCTCGCTTCGTTTGCGGGCAAGGCTGTAACTTTTGAACATCCCCCTGCGCTGCTCGATAGCTCCAACACGAAAGACTATCAAATTGGCTTTTCGGGAACGGAAGTGGTATATGACAACGGCTTTGTCCGTGCAGTTATGACCATCACCGATAAGGACGCCATTGAGCGCATCATGCGGGGTGATGCAAAAGAAGTGAGTGCTGGTTACAGGGTGCAATTCGACCCGACGCCTGGCATTGCGAGCAACGGCGAACATTACGACGGCATCCAACGGATGATCGACGGCAACCACATTGCAGTTGTTCGTAGGGGCCGGGCAGGCCCGCAGGTGAAGCTTCATCTAGACCGCCTAGATGCCGCCGACCCGTCTTTACTATCTCCTATTGAGGAACCATCTATGGCTGCAAAAGTCAATTTTGATGGCGCCGAGTTCGAGGTGAGCGAGAGCGTTGCTCTGGCGATCACCAAAGAACGCGAAGATGCCAAAATGTCCTACGAGGACATGAAGAAAAAGTACGATGCCATGATGTCCGAAGCTTCCAAAATGAAGGAAGAGATGGACGCCATGGGCAAGGAAATGAAGGGCAAGTGCGATGCCGCCGAGGGTCGCGCTGATGCTCTTGAGCAAGAGCTCGAAGCTGCACGAGCCGAGCTTGATGCCGCCAAGGAAGTCAATCTTGATTCGCTTGTCGAAGAGCGCGTTGCCCTGATTGACAAAGCTCGCACCAATCTGGACAGCGAGTTTGATTTCTCTGGCAAGACTGCCCGTGAAATCATGGAGGCCTCTATCAAGGCTGTTCGTGGCGACGCCTTTGATCTGTCGGAGCGCTCTGACGATTATGTGCAAGCCATGTTTGACACCCTGGCTGATTCTCCTCGCAGTGACTCCACCGCCACTGACGAGCTGCGCAAGGCCGTAGCTTCCATCGCAACTCCGGCTTCTGCTCCTTCTTCCTACATGGAAAGGATTCAGAACGCTTGGAAAAATCCTCTTTCCATCTCCAAGGAGCGCTAATCCATGGCCGTTACTTTCACCCCTTCGGGCACGGCTGCTGCAGGTGGCGTTCAGCAGAGCTATGCGCTTGAGCTGACTGCCCTCCTGGAAGGTCAACTGTCCGACATCCGCGACAACACGATCGGCACCTTTATCAACGAAACTGGTGCTGTCATTCCTTTCGGCAACATCGTTACTTGGGCAAGCGGCGGCACTGTCGCCAATTCCGCCAAGACCATCGCTGCTACTGGCGAAACCGTGATTGGCGTCAACGTGCTCACCTACGTTGATGAAACCGCTGAAGACGCTAATAGCCGTCCTGGCGTGAAGGCCGCTCAGGCCATGAACGTTCTGAACGAAGGCGCTGTCGCCATGTATGTGCATGGTTCCGTCACGCCCGCCACTGCAGTGCGCGTCATCCATACCGCCACTGGCGTTCAGTATGCCGGCCAACTGCGCAGCGCTGCGCTGTCTGGCAAGACTGCTGTTCTTTCCAACGCTCGCTACCTCACTTCCGTCACCGGATCAGGACTGGCGATTGTTGAACTGAACGGTCCTTCGTTCACTCTCACCGCTGACAATTCTTGATAGGAGGCCCTCGAAATGTCTGATTTTCGCATGGACGAAGCGGGTCTGTTTCTTGAGCGTCAGCTTGAGTACATCCGCCCCCAAGTGTTTGAAGTCACCTACGCTGACATCAAATACCCGACCATTCTGCCTGTGACCAGCGAGGCTGGCCCTGGCGCTCAAACCTTCACCTACCGCGTCATGGACGCCACTGGTGAATTCAAAGTGATCTCCGACGCCGCTGACGATCTGCCCCGTGCCGACATCAGCCAAACCGAGAAGAGCATCAACATCCGCTCCATCGGTGGTAGCTTCGGTTACACCGTTCAAGAGCTGCGTGCCGCTCAAATGGCCAACATTGCTCTTGAGCAACGTCGTGCTTCTGCTGTTCGTCGTGCTTACGAAGAGAAAGTGGAAGACGTGGCGATGTTCGGTGAGGCCTCGGTGGGTCTGGCTGGCTTCTTCAACAACTCCACTGTTGATCTGGTTGTTGCTGACAAGTGGTTCACTGATAGTGGCACCACTGCTCAGGAAATGCTGGAACTGCTGAACTATGGCGTGACTGCCATTGTCAACGGCTCCAAGATGAAGGAAGAGCCTGACACCATCCTCATGGCTTATGAGGACTACAACAAGGTGAGCACCACTCGTAACAGTGACTCTTCGGACGTGACTGTTCTTGAGTACTTCCTGCGCACCAACCCTTACATCCGCAACGTTGAGCCGATTAACCAGCTCGATGCGGACAACAGCACGCTTGAGAAGAACCGCATGGTGGTTTACAAGCGTGATCCCCAGAAGGTGCAACTGCACATTCCTCAGCCCCTCGAACTGTTCCCCCCTCAGCAGCGCGGTCTGGAATTCATCGTTCCTGCTCATGCTCGCCTGGGCGGTGTCGCTCTCTACTACCCCAAGAGCGTCATCTACGTTCAAGATAACTGAGTCTGATTGGGGCGTTAAGCTTGAAAGCAGTTCTTCTGAACACTATGTTGATTGCTTATCGCCCCGATCTTGAAAACCCACCTCGTGAAGGAGGGCTCGGTGTTATCACAGACGCGGGCATGATTCAACTCAGCCCTGGCGTCAACACGGACGTTCCCGAAACCAAATGGGCTCAAGCCAAGAACAATGGAACAGTCAAGCGCCTCATGGCAATTGGCGCCATTGAAGAACTGAAGGACACTCCTACGGTTCAAGACATTCCGACCAAGGTGTCTACGCTTGCGGCCCTTCCCCTGTCAGATGCGTTGCGCATGATTGAAATCATGCACGATGAAGATCAGTTGCAGGATTGGAAGAAAGTTGAAGGGCGTGTGCGTGTGCGTAATGCCGTTAGTAAGCGACTTGAAGCTCTTCGTACAGGAAAAGCCTAATCATGGCAGTCACTTACGCAACGTTTCTTGATCGCTTTCCTGAATTCACTCCCCATCCATCGGGCATTGTGAATGGGGCAATTACTGAGGCAACAGCAGATGCAAGCTCTGACGTGTTTGGTGATCAAACTGACCGCGCAGTAAAGCATCTGGCTGCTCACATTATTGCCATTCAACTTGCACAAATGGGCGTTCAAATTGGCGCCACAGATGGCAAAGTGTATGGCAAGGGACTGGAGGCCACTCAATATGGTCAAGAGTTCAAACGAATGCTTGAAACCGTCGCTGGCGCTTCTTCCATTGGTTTCGTCGTATGACCAACGTCCTTGCCCCTCTTGCTAATGCCACCCTGGTGTGGCAAGTTGCATCGGGCTATACATTGGACGCTGGAACTGGCAATTATGTGGCTGTCACTACTGGCGTCACTTACTACGCCACCCTGAAGCAAAAGCAGAACCCACGGTTTGATTATTTGCTTGGCGCAGATAATACTGCCGTGTACATGGAAGGACGACTGACTGGCCCCTTGGCTCTTTCTGGCGTCACTCCTGGCAGTTCTGCGGCTGCAACAATCAATGGGAGAGAAGGACGGTTTGAGCTATTGCCAAACGAACAAATTGCTGAACACTATTGGCAATTTCTTGGCGCACCAATCAGGGGCATTTTTAGACTGGTTGGCAAGGGTAGCGTTCAGAACGTCTGAGACGCTTAATCATTTTCTTTCCCATTGAGGCTTTTCTCATGCTCTACCATCCGACTGAACTGGTTAAGAGTCAGGACGTCATTGTTCGTGTTGGCTCGATCGTTACGGCTTCCGGCCGTCCTGTGATCACTCAGAGCGGCGCCACTTTCACTGTTAGCGGCGCTCCCACTCTCTACACCCTGCAGGCCGCTACGACGGCTTCCGTGGCCTTCAACGACGGCAACACCGAGTTCTATCTGCTTGGTGGCGGCGGCTTCTCTGACAGCGTGATTGTCACCTCTCAGGCCACTGCTTCCGTTACTTCCTACTTCCAGAAGGACGTTGACGGTACCACCTTCCTGCCTGACAGCTTCGACGAAGCTTTCCAGGTGATTTCGACGGCTCGTTACGACAAGACCGCTGAAGTGTACGTGGAAATCAACAAGCAACTGGGCTCCAGTGGCACCACGTTCTACTACGACCGCGTGGCT